TCCGCAAGCATATCGAGCTGGAATGTGCCTTCGTAATTTACGGTCTTGTAAGCCTCGCCATCGAGAGTCTGATAAGTCTCGCGAACGTGAGTCTTGGTTAATACAGCGTTTGTCGCTTGGGCTTCGATGTCCGTTCCACCTGTGAAAGACAGCGAAATGTCGCGACCGGTAATAACTGTGGTTGCCACTTTTTCTCCTTAGTTGGTTTGTGTGTAATAGGTGGAAACGCGAATATCTGCGACCAATAAATTAACCGCACCCACTTGCGTTACCGATGGACGTTCTACTGGACCGACTGTATAGCCGTCCGGTATAACTGCCAAAACTGAAAAAATCAATTGTTCGAGATTATCTAATGAAGCTGGGTTAGAAAGGTAAGCAACTCCGCAGGTAATAGTTAGGTTAATTTTTGCGTGGATAGTTGCGTCGTTGATTGTGTTAAGTTCTAGATAAGGTGAATCTGGAACTAAAATTACCGCTGGCACTTGCACCGATTCGGGAACGTATGAATAAACGTTGGCCGAAACGCCGGATAGTGCAGTTGCCAGCGGGGTTCGGATGGAAGATAAAACCGTTGAGGCGGGCATTATCCCACCATTGTCTCAACGTCGAGGTAAGGCCCGAGAAGACCAGTTACTTTAGCCAGAAGGTTTTTGGAAAGACGATAAGGAGTTACTGCGAAATCGATTCCCTCGATTGATCCGCCAGCTGCGGTTCTGGCTTGAAAGATTTCGACAGAAATAGCCAAAACTGCAGACTCAACGTTCGGATTTCCGACGTAGGTGGATAATCCAGAGAGCGCAGCGTTTCCGGCTGGGATAATATTCTTTTCCAATATATCTGCATTAGTGATGGCTGCGGTAAATACATAAGGGCCAATTAAATCATCGGTGATTGTGTGAGTGCCGTTAAAAGGCGCTCCGACACCCGTAATAACTACCGATTGACCTTCGGTGAATTCTTGGATAGTCGCGGTGTGAAAATACGCCACATTATTTTCTAAACTGACTTTATCGATTTTGCTTTGGAAAGTGACAAGCATCGGAAGAATCAGATTTTCACTCGTATCCACAATGTCGTTCAAATAAGCGTCTGAATATAGGGATGACGAGACGCCAAGAATCGTTCTCAGCTCTGTTGCCGTAACTATCGTTGGCATCTCGTTTCCTTTCGATTTAAGGGGTTAAGGCCAGCTCGGGAGCGGACTGGCCCTAACTATTGGAATTAACTACGCAACCATCCAGCGGTAAGCGCCAGCGCCAATCTTTGTAGCCAACGCGCCATAGCCGTAGTAAGCCACTTCAATTTGTCCGTTAAGGGCTACGTTTGTCTGAAGACGGAAACGTGAGGATTCGAACCAAGTATAAGCATCTGGATTGATAACGATAATCGTGTTATCGCCAACGCCTGAACCTGTTGTGAGGTTACGATCTACGCGGAAGTTTAGACCGAGAAGATTTCCAGTTGCTGAACCTGCTCCGAGATTTCCGCCTTGATTCATATTGCCAATCAAGTTCTGGTAAATCGGACGTCCGTTATCAGCGAGGTTCTGAATTGCGCCCCATTGCTGAGGTGATGCAATGATGTTTTGAGCAAATCCGAGAGTTCCAGCGTAGATTGAAACGCCAGCATCGGAAACGAAATCAAGAAGGCCAGCAGCATCAAGAGTGCGGTTTCCGCCATCTGTTCCGCCAGCAATTAAACCGGCGACAACTGCTACATCTGTTGCCTTTGCGTATGCATATTCCATTTGACGTACGAGTTCATCAAAGAATGCAGGTGAAGAACGATCCAAAAGTTCTACGCTGAAAGTTTGTCCGCCAGCGTACTTCTTTACGGATACTGAGAGGAATTCGTTGGTCATTCCTGTCTCATCAATTGCAGCAGCTTCGGCTTCTTCGCCGACTGTTGGTACTGCGGTGATTTTAGGAATTTCGAAAGTCATTCCTGCGTCTGGTAGAACGCCGCGAGAGACTGAATCTACTGCTGGGCGATCTGCGTTTGAAAGTGGATTGATGATTTCTGTCAATTGACGGGTTGGGATGAGACCAGCGTTATTGCTTGTGGTGTCATCTGCCGCCATAACATACTGGCGTGCAGCATCATCACCGAGTTTAGCGCGGACGCTATTCTCGAGATATTTCGCCTTTGTGAACTCAAGGCGAGGAGCGGTGAAGAACGCTGGACGTGGCGCAGCGGCTTCAACCTTAGCAGCTTCTACCGTTTCTTCGGCAGGAGCTGGAACGGTAGTGTCTGACACTTGTTCTCCTTCGGTTGGGTTGTCTGCTTCAGCGGTTGCCGGAGCAGAATCTTCTTTAGGTGCTTCATTCTCGGAAGCAGCAACTTCGCTAACTCGAGCTGAATCAATAGCTGGATCAGTAACAAGAGACACCTCATCAAGCGTTGCGGAAGTAATGTTCATTACGCCTTTGTTATTGACCCACTCGTTAATTTGTGCGCCAACGCTAAAGCCATCGCGCAGACCTTCTGTGGCTTCGATAAGCGCGTCTTCTCCGGCCATAGTGTTGGCGATTTTGAACGTTGCCACAATTCCGTCTTTTGTGATTTCGTGAGCGACCATCTTTCCAATAGGGCGAGTGCGGTCGTGCTCAAGTAGCAACTTAACCGGCTTCATTTCAATTGAGTCGGCTGCAAAGACAGTCGGGCCAACTGAAGTATTGCCCTGCTCGTTCCAAGTAACAATAGTGCCGCTAATTGTGCGCTTAATGGTGTCGGCCGCTGTTACGACCATTGGCATTTTGATCTTCATCGGATTAGGTCTTCTTCCTCTTGAATTTGCTCAACGCTCATCGCGCCAATGCGGTTCAGGATTTCATAAACCTGCGCTCTTTCCAATGGATTGCCGCGCAGGAAGTCGTCAAGGTCGAAGCGAACTTCTGTCGTTGCCGGAACAAAATCAGGCATCGATAAACGCTTCTCGATTGCAGTTAATAACGGGCGGAGTGAAAAGTCCACTAGTGAGCGCCGTTCGCTAATCGAATTTGAATAAGTCATTGAGGTAGTTTCGGCGCTCAAGAAGTATGCTGGAATTCCAGCTGCTCGAGCCAATTCTAAAGCAACGTACTGACGAGCTTCAGCTAATTGCAAAGACTTTGGATCGTAACCAAATTCTTTCAAATCAACGTCTGCATTGAGAAAAGCGGTGGAACGGGATTGGCGAGCGGTGCGCCAAGCGGTAAGCAAAGCCGATACTCTTTCAGCAGTTAAATTAGTTCCATTGGATTTAAGAACCATTGATGGATTAGGTTCTTTGGCATAATTAACTGCCGCGTTTTCGAGATATACCGCAGCTGCAACAGTCTTGCCCGCGCGGTGCAGGAATCCTTCATCGTAACCATCAAAACGAATAATTGAACCAACGCCTTGAAGTGGAACTGCCATTCCATCGACTTTGTAAGATTCAATCATTGTATTGCGGAAATTAGTATCAACTGTTACTCGTTCTGGACTTACTCGAGTCCAAGCGCGAACTTTTCCGCCATCAGTCGCAGAATACATTTCCAAAACTTGTCCGTAGCCAACGCCGTAAAGCCAAATATCTTCAGAAAGCCAAGTATAAATAAGCGAACCAGTGACGCGCGGATCAGGTTGATTTATGACGCGAAGTGGCTCTACGTGTTCGCCAGTTAATTTGTTATATTGCTCAAGAGGTAATGATCCAACAGTTCCGCAAATAATATTTCTAGCTCGAGCAATTGAAGGAACGCTCATTGACAATTGGCGAGTTGTATTTGTTGCTCCGCCAAGAATGTTATAAACAGAATCAGTAATCTGGACGGGAGTTAATGCGGCGGTTACATCGCTAGTTTTTTGCGGTGTTTGAGCCGTGATTTGTGGAAAGAAGAAATCTCTGATAGCACCCATTAAGCCTAAATTGTAAGCCTAGTGTGCTACATAATTACTATATCGACTCCAGCATTGGCTTTAGTGGCGTAATGAGTTGCCATAGCAGAAGCAACCGCTCCACAAATAACCGCATTACTAACTTTGCGACCCATTACCCATCCACCGTCACCGAAAGGCAACTTGACGGCAGATAGGCAATGTTTCGTCAGCTCATCTTGTCCGGAATGAGCTAAACGCTGAGATGAGATTGCTCCCAGTAACTCATCGCAGCTTTGCGCATAGTCAAGACCATCAATCGGTTCAGTCCGAATACCTGCTGGAGCTAATCGCGCAGCCACAGCTGAAGCAGTTCTCGCAGAATAGGCGACGAGACTGACAGGGTATTTCCTTACCCATTCCGCCACATCATTTGCCATCGATTTATCGTCGAGGTTGGCTGGATTGTGCCAAGTTTGCAAGAGGATAACTTGGAACTTGTCTCCCTCGAGTTTTTGCGATGCCACCAATGCGGCTTGTTTTCTATCTGGACTGAGATCGATAGCCAACCAAGTTTCTTCTTCAGGGTTGAGTCGAAGCCCCTCAACTTTGCAACTCTCCCATTGAGACGGATTGATAACTGGGTTAATCGTATCGACCCATTGACATAAAACTTCTGTGCGCACAATGTCTTCGGGATCAGACAATACTGCGCGGATATTGTCAGGGTGAATTGTGTAACCCAATGACGGGTTGGCTTGGCAGACACCTAGCCAAAAGTCCGACGAATTATCAAATTTGATTCCGTTAGGTGCAGACCATTCGAACCAACCAATATCGTCAGAGCCGCCGTGAATTGCGGCGTATGCTCGTTCCCGTAATTTGTTTAAGACTATCGAATGTTGATCTCCAGCATTTGAATAAACCCATATTTGAGGATTCGGGCTAGCCATCTGGGTATATCGCAATGCGGACCAGACATCTTCGTCTTTATATTCGCGAGCTTCGTCTAAGTGAATAGTTTCGGGTGCGGCAATACCTCGACCAGCTGAATTGTTGGCTCTAACTATGTATCGACGGCCTTCGGTGAATTGCAATTCTTGAAATCCCTTAGATTCCAGCTTCTTAGTAAATTCGGCAGCTAATCGAGGAGTCTGTTCGATAATTGCATATATTTTGTAGAAGAGTTCGGCAGAGGTTGTTAGTTTGTGGGCTGTATGAACTTGTAATTTTTCTTTTAAAACGTAGATTCTGAAAAGAATTTGAAGCGCCATAAACGTCGATTTACCCTGTTGGCGAGCGCATAAAAGCGTAACGACTGGATGTGCCCATCGGCCGTCTGGCTTGTATTTCAATGAGTGATGCGCCAGCCATTGTTGCCATCCGAGCAATGGATAGCCGATTTCCTCACAGAATTTAATCATTTCTTCGCCCCGAGAGGGTAAATCTGACAGTTTTGTGTGAATACGAGGCTCTGGCACACCTCTCCAACTCGAATCATCCCGAAGTACGGCTAACTCTTTTGAATCGCTCCCAGAGTCGCCCAGAGGC